AGATTAATTAAGTATTTACCTTTGCGCTCTGGGTACTTCCAACTATCAACAACTGCATAATCGCCCGGCACAACTAATGGCTCTAAAAATGTTTTGAAACTTCCATAATAACCAGTGTAGTTTGCTTGCTCTAAAAACGAATTACACTTTGCATCTAAATCGGCTTTTGTGCCACCGTACTGAAACTCTGTGCGGATGTCACCCTCTGTTGCTCCTTTTGGATAGATAACAGGCTTTTCAAATACTCCATTGTTAACCAATATACCTTTGACCAATACTTTTACATCATCTTTTTTTAAATACGTTAAATTCATTCCATCTTTAACCATCAACTCAAACAGAAACACCGCTTTCATTGCTTCATCTTTATAAAATGGTAATCCAACACGAAGCACTCCGTTAACAAAAAACGAAAACAAACCATATTCATCGCGCAATGTTTGAAGCACTTTACCAACACTTGTTTCTTCTCGTTTTATCTTACCTAATTGTGCCGTTAAATCAACTTTATATGGCACGTTAATATTAGTTAGCATCTTACCGATAAACGTGTTTAAATCAACGCTTTTAAACGATAGGTTTGGCGATATGGCTTGCTTCAACAAAAACATTTCATCCTCGCATAAAATTTCAACAGGCACGTTGTTGTTTATCTTTGAAATATAACCTGTAAATATTACCGTTTCGTTTGGAAAGTATGCAGCAATAATTTTAATTTTATCGCCTCTGCGCATTATTGCATTAGCGCCCTCGTAAATGTTTTTTTTATTGTAGTTGACATTGCGTGGCAATGTTACCGATGCCGTTTGTGTTTGCTTATCGTATGACCTCGAAACACTAACTTTGCTAACATTGGCAAATGTAAACGTATCACTTCGCCCATCGCCTTGTTGCTCTATTATTACGCGGCAAACGATTCTAAACATCTTTTGTTGTTTTAGAAATGGTATAATCTATGTCGCTAACACAATTCAACTGAAAATATTGCACATTGCGAAGCCCTTGTTGCTGCGACATTTGGCAACTTTCAATTACTATTTGACTAACACCAAGTATATTATTTAAGAAATCACTTGTAACCTTTAGCGACACTGGCGCACTTGAATACGATTTAATTAATCTCGCATCGTCATCTGGGTATTCATCGGGATTTTGTGATGCCACATAACCGCGAATGGTTATCGTTAAATCACTTTCGCCAATGTATTCTTTGACTGTGCCTTTTAAATCAATTACCTCTGTTTTAACGATTGTTTTGTTTACCGTTGCATCAATAATAACACCGTTTAAGAATAAACCTTGTGCGCCCTCTGTATTGATGCCCGGTGCAACATTGAAAGTGCCAAATGATTTATTGCTTGCTAATGGATTTGGTGTTTCAACATACTCGTTTGTAAAATCATTGTATTCAAAGGTTGTATATTCGGGCCTTTGAATAAATAGTGTGCCATACATCGGTGTGCCATACAATGAAATTCCATCGGGTGTATCTGTTTTTATATTAAAGTTATTCGCAGCTATAATCGCACGTTGCACCAATGGAAGCCCAAAGCCCTTTGCAAGTGTTCTTACATTTTGCTTCTGCGCTGGCGATGGTATGTTAAATTGTAAACTCATATCTTTATTTTGTTGCCATTAGTTGAAAATCATTAACCGCCTCAATCAATGCCTGTGCTACTTGTTCTTTGATTTGATTTGCACCCTCTTTAATGTTTGTTGTGTTCAAAGTAACTGCGCCAAATTCTTTAATTGATATATTAAAGTTTTGCACACCTCTGCTTTCAACAATGTTTGTTCCTGTGCCACCTTTGGTAGTTGGTGCAGCAGTTGGTGCGCCACCCATAGCCGCTGCTTGATTGCCTTTTTTAGGAAATTTTGCAGTTGCAAAGTTAAATTCTTTTGATGTATCATCCATTCCCGGCCAACCCTCAAATTTAGTTTTAGCACCATCTGCAGTTGTTTTATTTAACTTTTCTTGTGCTGCATTTGCCGCATAAATACCAACCGCTAATGCTGCCGCTGCGCCTGCCGCTACCAAAAATAAACCTACACCAGTTAACCCCGCAAAGAATGCAGTTGCAGTGTTTAATAACCATTGTGCAACGGTTACCCCATCTAATGCCGCTGCAAGTGACCAAATGCCATAAATAAATTTAGCACCTGACCAAATTGCTGCTATTTTCATATAAGCATTGTAAATAAAAATAGCACCATAAAGACCAACAAATGCACCTGTTAACCCTGCTATGGCAACTGCATGTTCTTTTACAAAATCTGTAAAACCTGTTATCAATGATATTGCACCTTGTATAACTGGCATAAATAACTCACCAACTGTTAATTTTAATTCTAAAAATGCGTTATTCATTCTGTTTAAATTAGCACTTAAACTTTGTGTTGCTGCATCCATACCTCCTGCAAATTCTGTTTTAAGTTGTGCTGCAAATTTAGGCAAAAATTCTTCACTCATTAATTTGCCATCGGCCATAAACTTGTCTAATTCCGATGTAGTCATGTTCATTGAACGTGCTGCAATTTGGAATGCGCCCGGTATTCTTTCGCCTAATTGACCGCGTAATTCTTCCGCACTTACTTTGCCTTTAGATAACATTTGTTCTAATGCTCTAAATGCGCCCTCTGATTGCTCTGCTGATAGGTGCATAACAGTTGATGCCATACCAACACTTTCAAATACATCTCTAACACCTTGCCCCTCTAATGATGTGTTTCTTGCTGCTCCGCTAAACTTTGCAAATGCAGTCGCAGCAGTATTAAAATCTAATCCCATTTCTTGGGATGTTTTACGCAAATATTCAAAGTCAGCAGCTCCTTGTTGAACAGAGCCACTTGCAAAGTTTAATTGATTTTGCAAGCCCTCCATTGCAGCAGTTACGTTTACTATTTCACGCACAATTAAACCGCCTCCAATAGCAGCAATAGCAGAACCAAGCCCAAGTGCTGACCTTTGAGCCATACCCATTGAACCGTTTAGTTTTTCAGTTTCACTTGTTGCTGAATGTATGCCACTGCTAAACTTATCTTTTAAGGATAATATGTATTCAACACTATTATTTGCCATTACTTCTTGTCTTGAATTGTACCGTTAAACTTTAACACCCACATGATGCTCTCAATAGCTTCTGCCCATTGTTCATCATTCATTTGGTTTGGGTCTGTTTGATAATAAAAACGGATGAGTGCATTTTGACGCGCAAACTCATCCGTTTCAAATAACTTCTTTGCCGAATCTAATTTTTTTTTAGTTCACCCGCTTCGGTTTCTAACATCGGCAAAATTGTACGTGCTGCGCTGCGTAATGCTTTAAAATCACTGATAATAGCATTTACATCGCCCTCAACACAAAGTGTTCTTAAAAACGATTCTACACCCATCAATTCATCTTTAGCAATTAACGCGCTAACGGTCTTGTAAGCAATCCTATCCATTTCACGCAAGTGAACTGTAATAGGTGCGCCTTGTCTATTCAATACCGTTAATGTGTATATTTCAACACCTGCATACTTTGATTTTAATTCTTCAATATTATTCATTTGTTTTTTGATTTGGTTTGCACAAATTTACTAAACAAATTCGATATGTGAAACAACTAAATCTAATTCCATCGGAATTGATGTATCACCAGTTGCTGAAGCAATCATATTTTTCATAAATCTGCAATTGCGAATTTTATGCACAACAGGAATTAAATTAGCATCTGTAAATGTTACAACAATGTCAAACTCTGGTATGTCTTGTATGCGACCATTTGGTGCAGCCGTTACAATGTTCATTACTTCGTTCATTAATATTGTAACTTTTGCCGATGGTGTGATTTGACCGTAGCCACGTGCAACAGGATAACGACCTGTTGCGTAAATGTTTTCGGTTGCATCTTCTTCACCGTATTCGATTGCGGTTACACCTATTATTGGTGTTCCAAGTATGATGCAAGTAATATCTGCGAACTCATACGCTTTTCCGTTTATTAACGGTAGTCCATTTGCTGCCATGTTTTATACTGATTTTACGAAGCCTACGTTTATTTTAATTATTCTTGCAACACCTAAAGGAACATTTTGCAATGTTAATTCAAGTGTAGAAGTAGCTAAAACATCTTGGGCTGGATTAATAATAACTTTATGTGCGCTCAATTCACCATCGGCTTCCATTTGCACTAACGGATTGTTTGCTAATGTTTCAAAATAACCTATTGTGCCTGCGGTTAGTGTGCCATCTGCATTCACTCTTAATGGTGAACTTAATGCAGGTAACATATTAGCCCTAACTACACGTGTAATTTTTTGGTAAACACGATTGTTTTCGATTGTTGAATAATCACTTGTAGGTGTAACAGTTGTTTTGCTATCACTCCAATACGATCCTGTGATGCTTGTTAACTTGCGTAAGAAAATATAAGAGTAGTTATTCAAGCTCTCAAATTGACTATCAGAAAGCGCAGTATATAATTGACCATTGTTGAATGCGATAGTGTCTAATTCGCTTCCTAATGCCATATTAAACTTACTTACCCATCCTATTGATTCGCTTACAACTGCTAAAGAAACCGCGCCTAACATTGCACCAATAGCACCAACTGATTTGCCAGTTGCTTTGTAGATGTAATATCCATCGTTTGCACCATCTTGTGCAATACATACGCTTACATTTGGAGCAGTTGAGGTTGATAGGTCTACTAATGTAGCAACGCTTCCTGTTGCGCTGATTTCAGCATTTAACATGATTTGCATTGGTTTGTAAACCGCTTCGTTTGCCGTTGCAATAGCTTGCAATGCTGCACATTGTGCTGCTGCGAAAACTACGTTTTTTTCAAACACTGCCATTTGCTTAATAGCACCTACTGCATAACTCTGCATCAATGTTAACGCTGCAAATGTGTATGTGCTTGCTTCTTCTTCGTATAGACCAACATACAATTCACCTTTAGCTTGAATTCTAAAATATTCGCTAATGTGGTAATGTAATGTGTCAATCCATGATGCAACACCTAATACTGTTGAACCGCTGCCTGTTGGTTGTGTCCATGTAGTTGTAACACCACCGCCTGTTACTGTTGATGCGTAAGGTGTGCCACTATTCGGAAATATACCCTCGCCTGCTTTGGTGGTCAGTATAATGTTTACAGATAGTGAATTTGTAGCATTAAATCCATGCGTTTGTGTTCCCGCATTAATAGCACCTGTTATTGCTGTCGCTGCGGTTATTGCACTTACTGCATCAGCAGTGGTTAATGTATAAGTTGTTAATACAGTTTCAACACCTAAAATGCCTGTGTAAGTAATTGCAACGGTATTTCCTGCCGCGGGTGTTCCACCTATAACACACTTTGCTGCCGCTGCCGTTTCTCCTAAATGTGTATTTGTTATTCCTAAATTTTCAGCATCTGCAACTGAAAATATTTTTTTGATTCTGTCGCTTGAAGTGAAGCCAGTTGGTAATGTGCCACCACTTGGATAGTAATGTGCATAACCCGAAATGTAATCTGTGCCGGGTAATGCTCTACCTAAACCGCTTGTGCTTTTGACAAAGTTTATATTTGGTAATGCCATTTATTTTTTAGTATTAAAAAAGGCCTACCTACATTATAGCGGGTAGGCCTCTTTAGTTTATAATTTATTTAATATTAAGATACCCAAGTTTGAACCAAAGCAGCAACACCTTTCATATCAGCTCTTAAAATCGCAGAACCTAACATTACTTCCATGTTGAAGATTGAACCTAAATACTCTGGCTTACCGTTACCGTTTGAACCTGAATCATACAAAGGTGTCATGCTACCTAATGCACGTGCAACAGTTGTTGAATGGAAAGCGATGCAAGCAAGGTTATCAGTTGTTGCAGTAGCAGCACCGAAAGCCTTTGGTGTAGTTACGGTATTAGCATAAACTGATACCACTGGGCGCATCATGATTTCAAAACCATAAAGCATTGCAACGATACCATTTGCTAATACGTTTGGTTGACTTTGGAAACCGTTGTAAGATGCACGAATTACATCACTGATTGCGAATAACTCCCAAAACATATCAGTACTCATTAACAACTTTCTGTTTTGTCTTGGCACATTGTCTTTATCCAATTTACTTGCTAATGAAGCGATGTCAGCTAAAGTAACTGCCTTACGTGTGCCTGTTGCACCCGGTGCTAATGATGTAGCAACTGCTGAGCCTGTTGTGCTAACGATGTTAGCTGCACCTGTTGCAGACCAAGAAATAGCAACTTCATCGCCAATACGTTGTGTAAGTGTGGTGATTTGTTGACCTAAAACGCTTTGACGCTTGTCATAACTGATTTGCAATTCATCCAAGTTTGTAATCAATACAGGCTCTAAAGCGAATTGATTAAGTGAATAAGTTCTGTCAGTATCTGTTCTTTCGTTAATTGAAAGAGGGAAAGTTGCAGGATTCTTAACCACAGTTGGGTTTGAACCTGATTGTGGAACGTGTACTGTTCCAAATGCGATATACGCTGAATGATCTACTGAGTATGGTAAGAAGTCAGCATTTCTGTTTAATGCTTCTTGTACATCTGATACCCAAATTTCTTTTATTAATGCCATTTTGTTTTTGTGTTTTTACGTGAATAATTAATCTATTTGAATTTTTGCGCCACATGGTAAAAATACAGTTCCATCATAGAAAAATGATTGACACCATGTTTTACCTGCTGCTCCTGTAACTGTTGGAGCATCAATACCAGTTCCGAAAGTAAATGTTTCTGAACCGTTTGTTTTTACTTTTAAATGCAATGCTGCACCTGCTTTTAACTCGCTTGAAAGCGTTAAGTCAAGTGTTGCGTTACCAGTTAAGGTAGTTAACGATGTAACAACGGTTTCGTTGTTACTAATTGTTGCGGCAGTTGTGCCTGTGGCAGCAATCGTTAACGTGCCTGCTGCGCCAAATGGGTTGTTGATTGTTGCCATTATTTTTTATTTGTTTTTATTGGTTTATTTTCTTCTTGAATTTCTCTTACTTTAACTACATAAGCATTATTGGTTGACTGCGCATAACTTGCTGCCTCACTATGTTTGATAAAGCAGTTGCCATCCTCAAAACAATAAAGCATGTTAACCGTTGGGTTTGAACTCCAAATTGCTTCCATAATTAGAATTTTTTATCTGTTGCTGGATTGTAATTCGGTGACAAGTTAGCAGGCAAGTTGTTAATCAATGCCTCAAATGATGCTGCATCGTTTACTCTCATTTCGGCCAATCCTTTTGGGTCGTTCTTTGACCAATCGTTGAAAGTCCAAGACTCACGACCTGCAACTGCTGCTGGTGTGTTTGCTTTGTTTTCAAAGATAGGAGTGTAAGCAGGTGTTAACTTGCTGAACACATCTTTCAATTCATCATTAGACTTGTTAGAAGTCAAATAAATTTCTTTACTTGCATCAGCAATTTTACCCTCTTTTATTGCGTTTTCAATAAGTTCAACTTTCGCTGCTTGTACCGCTTCGTTGTTAGCATCTTTTAACGCTTGTAATTCGTTGCTTTGTGCTTCGATGCTTGCTTCTAATTCAGCAATCTTTGCATCTTTAGCGTTAACCGCTTCAACAATGGCTTCTTCACTTGCCTCGTTAGATAGCTTTAATAAATCAGTTAATTTATTCATTTTGGTTTCTGTTTTAATTATTACTTTATTGTAGATAGCGTGTAACTCGCGCACAGTTGCGTTCATTGCAGGCTTCATTTTCTTTGTTTCTATAATTTCATCAACTATGCCTAAACTCATACATTCTTCAGCAGTCATCCACGTTTCTTTAGCCATCAAATCTTTGCACTTGTCTAATGTTAGATTTGTATTGCGTTCAAATATCTTTGCTAAACTATTTGTAATTAAATTTAACACCTCATCATCGCTCCCACCGTTTGCGTTGTGCATCATAAATGTGCCATAATCGGCCATGTATTTCTTTTGGCCACAAATAGCAATAACACCAGCCATTGAATAAGCCATGCCATCAATATAAGTGTTTACAGGTATAGCACTGTTAAGTATTGCACTAACAATTGAAAGCCCATCGGCAACACTTCCACCAATCGAATTGATGCGAATGTTGATGCACTTAACTTGGTCTGAATAGTTATCGTTAATGTATTGAATATCCTCCGCGATAAATGCACCGTTGATGCCATTATCCATACCATCAATATTGCCGATATGCTTATAGATAAGCATTGTGGCTGTGTCGTTGGATATGTTCGTGATTTTCATTGTACAAAAATGGTTACATATTTGCACTTCAATTCAAATAAGTTACTAATTTTGTGGTGTTTAGTAACTAATATTTACAAATGGCGAATCCTAAAAACGATATATCAGAAAAGAAACAAGCCGCAAAAGCTCGCGTAACTGCTCACTTAACAGGCGAATTAAAAAAGAAATTCTTTGATGAAGTCGAAAGGACTGGCACCAAAGAATCTTATTTGCTCAAAGAAATATTATCGGAGCATTATGGAAAGAATAGGTTTTAACAATAAAGCCCCTAATTAACGAGGCTTTGAACGAGGTTAAGAACTTCTACAAACTTAACTTTCGTTGCAATCCATTTCAATTGTTATTTGACCTTTTACATCACAATCACCAACTACAATGACCCAATTTGCTGTTGGTATTGGGCTTAGTCTTATTTCACGTGTTCCTGCAACAGCAGTTATATTAATCATTCCTTGAGTCGGTGTTTGATTTGAATTGCTATAATATCCTACTGCATGAAAATCCTTTAATATTCTATCAGAAGATGCTAAATTTAATGATAAATATGATGTCGATGAGCCAACGCTTGAATTTACAATATAAAAATCAACAATCATTGTGCTACCACGTCTTTGTGTTTTCACTTTAAAATCTGCTGCGCCACCGGGCAAGTTCCATAAGCCAGTTGCGGCTGTTAAATCTCCTGCGCTGTATGTTTGTTCAATCCATCTGCCTAAATATTGCATATTTACAAAGTCAAAAGTACCCGGTGTTCCGCTTGTTCCAGCACTCCAAACGATTTTACGTATTTCGTGAACATTGTTACTTGTTGAATCACTAAATACAACAGGGTCGGCATTTGTTGCAGTTAAATATGTAGTTGTGATTGTGCCAATTACAACTTGACCAAGACCTAAAACAATTCCTAAAGTTGTATCACATAAATACATTTCAGTTCCAAATACTAAACAACCGCTTTCAATTGACCAAGTTGAACCAGATACAGTGTAAGAAAGACCATAAAGTGCTTGCGGGTTTGCATATCCTGCGCTTACTCCTGTTCTTTGGAATAATTCACTTTGCGCCAAACTAAATATACCCTCTTGGTTTGCTGATTGCAAATGGTCTAAACTACCGCTTTTTAATGGCATTGCACTACTCGCAATGATGTCTGTTGTTTTTATTTTTTTCATTAGTATGTAATTACATTGTAAGTTATGCCTGCATAATTATACAGGTCGGCAATTTGCCTAATTATATTTTCATTGTTTGCGCTAATATTTGGTGCAATATCTGTTGCAGGTGGTATTGTTAACGCGTTAGCCACACCAATAGGCACATTAATAGTAAATGATATACCCGCAGTTGTTAAATCTAATGCTTGTATGTACGCTGTTGCTTCGGGTTCGTCATAAACTACATAACTGCTTTCAGTTGGTGATATGCCAACATAAAACGCGCCCAAACTTGCACCCGAACCGCTTATAAATATAGCACTTGCACCGGGTGTGTTTACAAACGCAGTTCCAAACCATTCATTTAATGCCCATTCAAATAAGATGTGTTGTGCATTGTATTTACATCTTGGTTCGATGCCCACAAAATTGTCTTGAATCTTAAACCAATAGTTTGTGTTTGTTGGCAAATTACCAGTGCTTGCTACCCAACATTGATACACTGATTTGTCTGTGTATTTCACTTGGTTACCTACCGCGTAAGCAGTTGCACCGCTATAAATTGCTGCTGCATTCCCATCTTTAAACGTGCCAAACATTGTGTTGTATAGCACTTGCAATGGTTTAACAAGTGTTTTAGTCCAAGCTTTGTAAATCGGCAGCCGCTTCTTTGGTGGTAAGAAGTTAACTGCAAATGTATCTGTGTTTATGATTGAACTCATTATTGTACAATATAAGATAATGTGTCTGCAAATGTATGTGTTGCAGTTGTTTCTTGTGCTACATAGCCCGAAATAGTTTGATATTGCACACTATCAACACCCAATAAAAGATTATACAATGTTACACCTGCACCATAAGCAACCGTATGTTTTCTCACTAATATACGTGTTAATGATACCGAATTAACACCCTCAACCGCTTGTATAGCATCAACAACTGCTTGTGTGCTTATAACACCGTTAAATGGCAAGGTAGCCATATAATTGTTCAATGCTGCCACTACGTTTGTGCTTATTACTGCTGAATATTGACCGTTGTAGTAGATAGTTGCTGCCACTTCCATCTTATCGCTATTCTCATTGATTAAAGTAAATGCAATGCCCGCAGGATTAAATGTTTCGATGTAACTTTGAAGCTCGGCTAATTCACCAACTGAAACTGGCACAGGTGGGTCTGATTTAGCAACCTTAATTAACACCGTTCTGTTTGGCGCGGTTATTACTGCACACCTTGTCAATATTTGATTAGCAGTGTTAATGGTTGGGTATTCAACAGTAAATGTTGTTGTGTTCAATTGAGCAACATCGCCTTTTTGATACTTTAAAACTTTGTTACGTGTCCATTGCGGTGTGCTTGGTGCTGCTGTGCTTGCTATGGCTTCTAAATCTGTTTTAAATAGGTCTTGCAATTGCTCAAATATAGCTATGCAACTTGCTACGATAAAATAATATAGATTCCATTTGGCAGTTTGACTTGTTGAGGTCAATGCCGATAATGTTGGGTCTGCATTTTTTGCATCCAACATACTTTGTTTGATTTGTTGCACTGTTCTACTCATATTTTCCAGTCTATATTATTTATTATTCTATTAACTTGTTGCCTGCTTATATTGTATTCTTTTGCTAATTTATATGAAGAATACACTCTTGGAATATATTTTGCTCTAATTTCTAATACTTGATTTAATTTTAACTTGCTATTAACTGAATTTTCACCTGATTGTTTTAATATAGATTCTTTTCTGTGCTTTTTACCTTTAAAAAATGTGTTTCCTTTAGAAATTAAACTCATTCTTTTTTTTTCTTCTGTATTTTCAAACCTTTTCTTTTGTGCAATACTAATATTTTTTCTTGTTTCATCACTTGCTAATTTACCAAGTCTATTTTTTGTTAATCCTATTTTTTTCTTAAACTCATTTGTTCTTTTTATGCCAAGTGAACTGCCTGCTATTTTTGCAATATTAAAAAAAGGTAATAGAGTGTCTATATAATATTGCTCCCTTTTAATTAACAAATTTACATCAATAACATGTTCTAAAATGTTAAATAAAAATGAACTTTCTCCATATTTATTAAAACTTTTTTGTAGTTTAAAATTTCCGTGTGTATTATTTCTTAATTGACTTAAATGCTGATTTTTTCTACTATCAAAATTAATAGCGCTACCAATATAAAATTTGTCAGTTAATGTATTTTTTATAGAATATATTGCACTTTTTGCCATTATTATAGTGTTAAAACGTAGTAAGAAACATACACATCTAATTGCCCATCGCCAGCAGTAGGGTTGCCGATTTGCGCACCAATTGTCAAAGGTAAATTGTCAACAACCGATCCTGCCAACGATACTGTTGGGGTTATGCTTCGGCTGCTATACTTGTCTTGGTTTCCAGATATTGCACTATTGTAGTTTACTTGGTATAGTGAACTGTTTGGTGATAGTGTGATATTTAAGTTTGTTGCATATTCAATAGTGCCAAAACGATAACGCAATAATACAGTAAATGGTATTATTACTTTGCCTGCACCTTGCGCAGCAACTAATGTTAACGGTGTAGTGAATGACTGCAACAATTGCGCAGATGTGATAGTTACCTTTGCGAATTTTGTAGGCAAACCACCTGCAAGTGTATAGGCCGCAACGGCATTAACATCAGTTAACGATGTTTGTGCGTTTTGGTTTACTATTACTTTCTCTGCGCCTGTTAGTGCCGTTGCTATTGGTAACTCGGAAATTTTTTGCTCTGCCATTTTATTGTTGTATTATTAGTGTATAACCTTGTTCTGATAATAATTCGTAACCTAATTCTGATGCCAACGCTACGGCTTCAGGTATGTCACCGCTGCGAATAACATCGTCTTCCATTTGTGGGCTGTTGTTTGTAATTAATGTTGTAATATTTGCTTCTATTGTTGGCGCGTACATTGCAGAATAATCAAAGCCCTGCATTGTGTAAGTAATGATAAACTCCTGTATGTTCGTATGGTCTGCCGATTGAATTTCACTTCTGCGCAGAAATCTACTGTTATAAGGTGTTGACCAACCATGTATCAAAGCATTTAAGTCTTGTTTTAGTTGCAATACATCGGTGTCTTCAGTTTTGTAGCTTTCAAAACCTAAATGCAAAGCTATTGACATTGTGCCTTGTTGTTGACCTTGCAAATTTTCAATGTAGTCGGCAGATGGGAATTCAATAAAGCAACAAGGATAATTAAATGGTATATTAATATCCTCACGCTCAAATTGGTTGTTCCATAGTGCAACATACTTCAATGATTGAAGTGTGCTGATACGTGCCTTTAATTGATTATATATTGCTAATTGCATTATGTAAATACTTTATCTAATCGTTTAACAATAACTGCTTTTACTTTCTCATTCAAGTTGTAAGAATCTCCCATAAATTGTCTTTTGGGCATTTTTATAGCAAATGCTTTAACATCTATCTCCATTGCGTGTGTTGCTTTCCTTGATTTCATTCCTTTTGTTCTTGCAAACCTCTTTTGTGTTTTCCTTGTTGCTAAATTTGTTGCAACTTCGCGGTAATACATCAATCCTTTAAACCCTGCTCTATTTATCGTTCCCCCATCATTATGAATCTTTGCATAATCCAAATCAGTTGAAATCTTAATACTTAAAGCAGCACGATTTGCAGGGTTTCTCTTTATGCTTCTACGTAAATCTCCAGTCTTAACCAATATCGCCCTTGTTGTGTCATCAACTTTTTTTCCGCTTTTAGTATTGTATGATTTGCGCTTACGAGCTTTCCATTTCTCAATCGCTTTGTCATCCCAACCTTGTTTCCTAAACGAATCAACAAAGAACACCTTTGCAGTGTTACCAACATCAACAATAGCCGCTTCCATCGCTTTGCGCGCTTTCTTTTCTGCCTGTTTTAAATCGAATTTATTGGACTTGCTCATATTGTTGGTGCTGGTGGTAATGTTGGTTGTGGCGGTAATGTCGGTGCATCGGGTGTCGGCATCGCAGGCGCAGGTCTTGGTGCTTGCGGTATAGGTAAATTCCAATTCTTTTTAGCCGCTTCTTTGTCACCCTTTGCAATGTCAAAGTAAGGGTGCTTGTCTTTGCCCTTTTCTTTAAACACATAGCCATCAATGCCAGCGTTCATCCTAAACAATGGTGGCACATCATCGGGTGGATTAAATCCACTCATATCCGTTTCTTCCCCCTCTGATAGTTGTATTACGGTACAACGACAACGCCACCCATTCGGGGGGTAGTATTGTTTCCAGAACGGGTCGCTGATTGGGCGAATGATGTTGTCTAATGCTTGGTGTGTTGGCCTTACTCTGCCATCACCAATGGTTTGATATTGTAACAATGGTAACACATCGGCATCAGCTTCTATACGCTTCCAATCGGATGCCATACGTGCTGAAGCTTTCGCAGTTTGATATTCGGCCTGTAAGTAATCTTGATACATTATATCATAGTAAGGTCGCACTGCTTCTTTAAACTTGTAGAAGTTCGATTTCAATTCGGGGTCTGCTAACATCGCAGTCATTGTGCGTGTTGATTGGTATGTTTTAGCACCAGAAAATATGTAGATGTTATTGGTTAAATCAGCAGTTAATATTTCATCAACAACTGGCGCCAAATCAATTCCATCTCTTAAATATTTTGCAGTCTTTAAATAAATTCCCTCCGGCAACACTTGGTTATTAATCGCACCAATCCAAACATCATTCGACATACGATTGAAATCGTTTTCATCAAATGGTGTTGGTGGGTCAACCTCCTTATCAATATTCAATATGTCGCAGTAGCCGCACATCTAACTATATATGTTTCTTAATCGTTTTGCAATGTTTTCAAGTTGGCTTTCGCTTTCGTTTTCGGTTGGTTTTTCTTCTTCTTCTTCCTGCAATTCGATTCCATATTTATGCTCTAAATATTCGTGTTCAAACTTAACGTATGGCATAAATGAAGCATCAATCTTTGCTTGCTCCATCAATGGCAAATTCTCGCTATCATCGTACTTGAATGTGCAACCTGTTAAGTCAAATCCATTTCTAATCATCATCGGCACTAACTGGTCTTCAATAATGAATTGCATCTTTAACGTGTCTTGCTTTGCAATCATAGCAGCAACACCCTCGTGAACATTAGCCGAACCACTATAACTTTTTTCATCAGTTGTGCCTGTTTGCCCTAAGATTATTTTGCTGATTTCTGAATTGCAACGCTCTACCATCTTATCAAACACTGCATAGGCATCGGTTCTGCTCGCTTGCATCAATTCAATGTTATCGTTTAAATCCAACACCGCCCACGAAGCCACACCCATATTGCGCAACATATTCTCCATGTTTTTACGGGTCAATTCATCGCGCACATCTGTTTTGCCAACACGTATTGGACTGCCAAACACTTCAGCAAATTCAGCCCATGCTGCCATTGCGTTTTTCTTCCAAATAACGTATGGTGCAAGGTACATCATTAATCCTAAATCTTTCTTTTCGCCAACACCTATACACCAGTTGTTATATGGTGACACATCAAATCTTTTGCCCTCTGTTACCGTTGCTGTGTTGGTGCGAACTAAACTAAATTCAGGCACTACATAAATACGCGGTATAAGTTCAACACTCGAATACTTATCGTTTATAATTGCACCAAATTGCACACAACTAAAGCCCCAAAAGATTGAATCTAAAGCCATACTTTGGAAGTCATAAAACCATTTTTGATTAAACAATGCAGTTTTAGCTTCATCGCATTCTCCATCTGGTCCATAAACCATAAACTTCTTACTCAATATCTTTGATTTACGTTGCAACATAGCCGATTGCACTTGCCCATCTAACACAATTTGCTGATAGGTTTGCATCAACAAAAAGCGGTTTGGGTACATCGGTGATTCAGCCGCTTGTAACGCAATGTTAAACTTTGTCGCATCTTGTCTAACACGTTGCAACTGCTGCTCAAAGTCAATAGTTTTACGTATGTTAGCTTTCTGCGGTTGTGGTTTGTTAAAGTTAAATATATCGTTATACCAAGCCATTATTTAAAGAAATTATCTTGTTTGTCTAAACTATTACCGTAGCGAATAGAATAACCAGTGCTATCGGTTGAATTAATGTTTAACACCTCAGCGGTATCTGTGCCACTTGCCCACGCATCTAATTGGTCTAATGCTTCTCTATTGCGTTCTATTCTCAAATCGGGTATGTTTCTTGGGTTAATCCTTGCATGCAGGTTATACAATGTCATATCCATTGCAAGCTCGACAAACATCGGATAACGATTATCACCAACAGTCCAATAGGTTGCGTTGCTTGTTGCAATGTTAATCATTTTTGACCAATATGCAGTTAATGTCAAAGGTTGATTTGTGCTTGCTGCAATAGCTGTGTAAACATAGCCATTGTCATCGGTTACAATGTTGCCTATAATGTATTCGGTTTTGTTATCCCATCTGCTAAAGTCATTAACGTGTGTGATTACTTCGCCTAATATTACTCTATCGCGTGTGCGGTAATGTGTTGTTGCTGAATAGGCATCCATTGTGCCTAATTCAATGTCAACCATGTAACGCTGCACCAATTTAGTGCGCATTCTACTTATGGCCTTAACCTCGCTATCGTACAAGTTTTGCGGGGTGTTCTCGGTTATCTGATTGAGGTCAACCGTTTGAATTATTGAAAGATAGTCGGAGGTTTTTAAGAATCGTGCCATAGTGCAAAATAATAATAAATTATTCGATATAATGTAAAAATGTAACTAATTTTATTTATGTTTGCGATAAACATAATAAACTAACTAACTATGAAAATCATAACAACTACAAGCCCTGCAAATGGTGGGCATTTTATTAACGTGTCATTTATTACTGAATACAATGGTGACACTTGGACTTCACAACCTTACACATTGCCTATTGAAGTTTGGAATAAACAAAAAGAAATCGAACTAAAAGAGGAATTTAAACAGTTTGTTTTGTCAAAATCTACTTGCTGATTTATATTCAGCATCACGACCGACAACAACAAGCGGTTTGATAATTCCTGTTTGAAACCTTGCGTATTGTGATGCGAATACCGATGTGATTAAGTAACGTGTTAAATCTACAATGTGACCAAATGGCTGGTAACTTACTTTGGTCACAGGATCGGTTACTGTGC